TCAAGGTCATAACCTTCCTGTACTTTTTTATTAATCAATGCCCCGGTAATCTTGGGGAAAGCGGAGGAGGCCATTGCTTCAGAAAAGTCAACTTCCCCAACCTTACGAGTACCAACAAGACTATCCTGTTTCAGGGGTGGTTCACCCATTGCTTCCCACAGTGCTTTCAAAGAAATACTGTCAGTCTTGATCTTACCTTCATTGATATTGTTAATCATTGCTATGGCGAACTTTTTTTCTCCGCCACTTTCATACAAAGCTTTCATGCTATCTCTGTTCATCTTTTACCTTCCCCCTAGCTCTCTACTATCTGTTTCTGGAGTGCACCAGGCATAAACTGAACGAGTACACTTGTCCCATCCGTATCCAAATCCTGTGCACAGACAGCAACACTATTGGTTGCAGTGTCGTATCCACTGTCACTGGTATATTTGAGCAATAACTGGGCTGAACTGATTACATACTGCTGACCAAATATTTGAGTTGCACTTGCTACTGTCATTTCAAAAACTGTGCCATGCCCAATTTCCAACATTCTTATGACTGTAGCTGTTGCATCTGTAGCTGGGGATGCATCCATTGCAATCCCTACCAGATCATCACAGTCACTTGACAATAATACAGGTGTAACTCTTCCAGATCCCCAAATTATTTTCAGCATGTCACCCTGTTCAACTGCCACTGTTCCAGTCTTTTTCACATCTCTGGAAATTTGTGGTCCCCGTCTGTATCGATATTTGTTACTCATCACTTACCCCCGTTCATTTGCAGCTTCGATAACTGCCTTATCGAATTCGTCCTTATCCAGCTCTTCACCTTCCTCGGATTCATCGATGACTTTAGGATCACCCATGCCAGAAACACCTTTTTTCTTAGCAGGTTTTGTCAGAGTTTTCCTGTCTTCAATAAGAGCCTTCATAGCTTCCTCATCTTTTGCTTCAGACAGTTGTTCCCTGAAAATAGGGGTGATAAGAGCCTTGTCAATTTTACTTTCATCCAAAAGTTTATTGACAGAATCTTCTTTTACTCCAGCAGCTTCTTTGACTTTATACTCATCAACTGCACGCTCCAATTTCTTGGTGCTTTCAGTAAAGTCAGCTATCTGCTTTTTGAAACCATCAACCTCTTCTATACTTGACAGTTTTTCCTGAACTTCCTTTTTAATAGCCTCTATCATATCAGGCCGACCGTCAAAGAGTTCCTTTAATGTTAAACCTTTTAAATCCATATCTTCCTCTTCTTCTGTTGGATTTCCGGACTCAAACATATTATTGGTTGATCCCGGTTCTGTGACAAGATCTGCAGAATGCAGCGTCTTGAGGAGATATGCTTCCGCAATCCCCGTTTCTTTATCGTAACTCATTTCCCCATTCGCTACTATTGACAAACCTATCTTATCTGCCATTTCACCAACCAGCGATTCTACAATGGGAGCCTGATGTTGCAAATATTTTATATCGGCTCTTGGAACTCCATTTTCCATCCTGCCATTTTCATAAAATCCAAGGATATCTTTTACATCACGAACACCATGATGCTTGTCCAACTCCTCCAAGCTGACATGATTCATATATACTTTTTTACCGTTTATATTTGAAGCAATCCCTTCCAGAAAGGTTTGAGAAAATTGGGTACCCTTACTGCCAGGGAAATATCTATTGCTGGACGTTGAATTCAATAGAATTACTCCTGTAATGGATCGCTTTTCTTTATCAAATTTTCCTTCTTTAAACTGCCCGGATATAGTTGACTCTGTGAAATCGATTATTTTCATCTCCATGCCCCTTCTACTTTCACTGTATTTACCAATATTGAATTCTTTCATCAGCTTGATTATTTTACTTTTGATTTCTTTAGGAATTATAGAAGGCATCCGTTCTTTAGAACCACCCATTGCCTGATTAATAGCCCTGAGTGCATTCAGGTTTACTGCTCCGGCTCTTCGATGCATTTTAGTATCGGGGTCAATCCCACCGGCACCTTCACGATACGGCAAGTGCCATTTTCTGCGATCTTCTTTATCTTCAATCCAGAGGAAACTTTGAGGAGGTAACTGTAATTTATTAACTAAGTTCCAGTCATTATTACTGGCATCCTGTTCTAAAATTCGTTCAACTTCTGCACTAAGCTGAAGGGCATAAAAAGCATTCGCTGTTGCCCTGTCCATTTCTTACCAGAATTTCTTCAAATGTTTATTTCTCATAACCTCAATCCGATCTCCATGAGATACTGTAACACCATTTTCTATTACGGGATCCCCGTAAACTTCTTTGATGTATGTATCCACCTTCTTATGCCACTTACCAATTAATGTTTGCCTTTCTATCTTTAATTCTGCGAGCCTACTATTTATATCGGCAATTTTTATTACACGTTCCTTGGGATCTTTGAATTTTGTCTCTACATAAGCGAATTCTGACCTAACAGTATTCTGTTTTTCAAGATTTTTATCAAATCGATTCGATAATGATCCTGCAATTTCAATAGGAAGAATACCGTGTATTGCACTGAGTTTTTCTTCAATGATTGTGATCTCTGCCTGACTCATACCTGCAACTTTTTTTCCGACTTTTTTTTCTTCCACTATGGGTGTACCACCCATTGATTCAACATCTACATTAATCTTCTTTGTCCCTGCACCTGAACTTGTTTTAGCCATTTTCTTTCTCCTATATTTTTAATCTAAGCTTACTATGTAACCTTGTCAATGATAATATTTTGCTCATGTGCGACAATTGTAATGTAGCACTGGCAATTCGGATGACTCAGAGGGATAGCTGATGGAGGATAAACACCATCACCAAGTCCATATAAATCACTCTGCTCATACTCATCACACTCTCCAGATATGCATACTCCATGTCCTGCAGATCGATGCCAAGCAACTCCTTTGACCCATGTTTTTCTGCTCGCATATTCAACAGTTGCTTCCCTGTATGCCCTGGTAACATCGGTTCTTATCAGCCTGTCCATATTTTTATACGCAGATTTATATCGTCCACGCCCAGGAGGATATTGTTTATAAAATTCTTTCCAGTATCTTTTCCTCATATCAACTTCCGGGAGATATAAGAAGCCCCGGATGTTCTTCATGATTGTTCCGACATATTCACCTTCGGCATATCCTCTTGCAATCATTCTCCTGATTTCTTTATAGGAGATCTGATTTAAATCCCAGATCCTCCCGGATAAAGTAATTCCCCGGTATCCCTTAATCAGTTTTCCTAAAGCTCGCCTCCATACTTTATCAAAGACCTCTGCTGTCATTCCTATCTTGGCAGTACCCTTCAAGGCACCCCGGAATATAGAAAGGCTTGCTTTGGTATCTATAATTGAAGCTCTAACACTCCTGCCCAGGAGAGCCCTTGCAGATCGGGTTAACTTACCGCTGAGAATTCTCATTTCTCTTTCAATAGGACGGAATAATGTCCCGAGATTCTGTGAGGTATTTTCATCATAAGTGAGAATTAAATTCTGGATTCTTTTAGTGGTACGTTTATATTCGGTACGATACTTTCTGAGTTCTGCATTCAGTGCTGTATTCTTCAATGACTGACTTTTAATTATTGCATTGTTTATGTCATCTACATATGCCATCAGTTAAACTCCGTGGGATCATTATAATCTTCTACCTCATCAGGTACGAAACCTTCTTTCGGTTTATTGGGGCAATTAAAAGCATGCGTTCCTGCTGAATTCAGTTGACAAAACTCACACTCCCAAGGAGAGAAGATTACTCTACCATCTGCAGTAGTAAATTGATGCCCAATCATTCCTTTTCCATTTCCTTTTTCTGCTTCTCTACTTCCAGATCTTCCTCATCCTTTTCAAACTCTTCATCCTTCTCAGGATTTTCAATTTCTTCTTTTTTAAGCAATTCCCTTTCTTCATCATGGTCCAGGTCAAGCTTTGCCTGTGAAGTGGTGTCTGAAATCCATTCCTGCCCTCGCTGTAGTATTAGAGCTTTGGTTTCCTTCTCAACATCTCTGGCAACAAGATCAGGGAAAGTTATAGTGCACTCGGTTGATGTATCCTTAGTAATTTTTTTATCAACTAACTTTCCTTCAGGAGAAACTATTTGCTCAGTCAATGTTTCCTGTTTTGGTATTTTCCCTTTCCTAATTCCACTCTCAATAACCCGATAGAACATCACTTTAAAAGCTTCCCCGAAGAAATCCTGCCAATCTTCGAATTCCATTACTGCCGGACCCTCTGCGACAAGTGTGCTGGCATAATTAGAACTACTTGTATCACTGGTAACCATATATTCAGGAAGACCGGACCCTGCTGAAATATCTCTGAGTAAAGCTACCCCATCGTGCTGGACATCTGATGCCTGTAGATTTGGAGTTTTTAATTCATAATCTACATTTTTATTGGTTGTAATCACACTTACATTTTTAGGTGCCCTGGCTTTGGTCGTACCATCGGGATTTAATAGTTTTGAAGTTTCATATTTAGTTGCTATATTGGCAGCATCAGTAGGGTTGCCTTTTACTTTTTTTATTACTGCAATAACTGTTCTCTGCTCATTTAATTTCATCCGATCTGCTAACCATTTTTTATACATTGCAAGCCCTTGCAATAATGGTTCATAGAAAGAACGCCCCCGGAGAATATCGCTGTCAACCAGAATTTTAATATGATCTACTTCTTTTGCAGGAATACGATCACCTTTGTAATAGTATCCCAGAACATTTTCAATATCCTCTTTGTCAGTTTCAATACCATCATTAACATTCCCCATATCCTCAGTAATTTTCAGATCAGTAGGAGTCTGAACAAAATCAGGATTCATAAATCTGACTTTTATCATCTCCTCTTTTTCACCTTCAAAATATCTAAGGAAATCTTCACCATCCCTCATCCCTCTTCGAACAATCTCCTTTACACGAAGTGCCATTTTATTGACTCTCCAGAATTCCTTCCAGTAATCAACTACGGCATCCATAGAACTAACAGGACTGATATTGAATCCACGCCCTGCTACATATTTTTCAAATAGCCTGATTATATTTCTACCATGAGTATTCTTATAGTATGTTTTTTGTGCCTGTTCCCTAAGTGTTTCCTGATCAGTAGAGTCAAGACCTTTTTCACTGGTCTTTCCCATAAGATGCCAATCAGCTGCATCCGTTTCCGGGAGAACGAAATTACCACTCTCTGTTACTGGTTTTGTATTACTCAAGTTTGTAAGGTCTATTTCTGCTTGCTGAAGTCTGATTTTACCTTCAATTTGTCGTGTTCTAATTCTTTCAAACATAGGATACCTCTTTATCTAATTATTATCGGCTAGTACTATACTGAAACAGCCTGTCAGGCTACGAAAAACAACCTTTAAAACGACTTATCCCTCAATGTAGTATACTTTTACTAGAACACTACATTGAACGTCTTAGAACACTAATTTGCTATAAAAATATATCAGTCTCATCATCAGTTTCTCCATAGTATTCATCTTCATATACCGGAGCTTCATATATACAATACACAAAACTATCCCCTTTGTCAGGAGATCGCCCCAGCCTTTTTTTAAAGGTTTCTTTCGGCTCCATGAGATATTGCCCTGACAACATTGGTTTATACTGTAAGCCGGTAAGATCCATTATCAGTTCCGGATCATCAGGAATTGAAATTACATTGCCCTCTTCATATTGTAGTTCAAAAACCTGTCTGGCATTCCACCACATTTCAGCTCTCAAATTCTTAAACTTTACTACATCAAAAGCATTAGCTGCACTATCCAATCCGATAGCAGCATGCCCACCTTCGGCAAGATCATCAAAAGCCCCGGATCCTAATCCACAAGCATCCACTTTCACAATCTCATCCAGTTCTGTTTCTGCCATGATTTTACCAACTGACCATGGGATCTTTTTCTTACCCCAGATTGTTTGAGGCAATACTGTTTTTCCTTCTCTTGTGGTTAAGACACATTTATCATTACCCATCCTGGCAACATCAAATCCATGACAGGTTATCCCATCCCCTTCATCTACTTCCGCATTAACTGCAGACAATACCCATTTGAGAGGGATTACATTATCAGTTCCTACCGAGGAAAAATCTCCTAAGACTTTCGTTTCCCACATTCCAGGTTCTTTAATAAACCATAAATCTTTCTTATCTAAAATTCCCTCAGATATTTCTATTTGTATATTTTTTTCATATTCTTTTGACCATTCTCTTCCTTTTTTGGGTTTTCCATAATCATATAAATCTTGATTTCTATGCTGTTTGAACTCCGGATATTCATCAACTGAAACAAAAGGAGAATCAAATGCTGATAATTTAATACAGTTCCATTTATCTCTCATATTTTCCTGATGTTGTCTTAATGGACACTGTTGATCTGCCCCGTCTGTTGTACTAATTTCTAATACTCTGGCAGTCCCTCCAGTCATAGAACCTTCCACAGCATCATAAACCCATTGTGGTAATCCTTTTGCTTCATCTAATATCCATAAAATATGAGGAGCATGAAAACCCTCAATCGATTCTGCTTTATCTGTAGAGAACCCTACAACATAGCTATCCCCTGATGTTTTGATTTTCATCGTCATACATTCACCACGGAGGAAGTTACTATTTCTTGCATATATAGATCTGATTTCTTTCCATAGTAATAATTCTACCTGCCGACTGGTCGGTGCTGTAGTAACAATAATTGCATCTTTATAGAGATTAAAAAATGCAACTGTGATTGCAGCTGCAACATAAGTTTTACTTACCCCATGGCAGGCTCTGACAGATGTTCTTTTATTTTTCCATACAGAATCTATTACAATTTTCATTCCTGACCAGAGTTTTACCCCAAGACGCTTTTCTATAAATACTGCAGGGTGACTCCTATAATATTCAAGCCTCTCTTTTTTACTCGCCTTCTTCGTCTTCAAGTAAATCTTCCATTGTGATAAAGTTTGCGTTCACATCTGCCTGGATCTTCTTTCCATAATTCTCTCTATCGTTCATTTCCAAGAACCATGCTGATGCTTTCCAGTCTTTAGCTGCTGCAGTGTTTATTATTCCAACATGTTTTGTCATAGCTATGGATTTGCCTTTAGCAATTAACCCGGCAAGGGTGATATATTTCTTTTGAGATTCATTAAGTTTATCATATTTCTTTTTTTTATTCTGAATATCTTCTGCAAGTTTTCTTCCATTAGAAGCCCAGCCATCCCATGTTGTTTTCGGGATACCCATACTTTGGAAAACATACTTTTGATAATTACCCTGATATAACAGGGCTTTTATCTTTGCCAGTTTTTCCCATGTTAAGTTATTTATACGACCAGACCCTTCTCTGGTTTCCTGTTGTAAAGTTTCGACAAACTGTTTAAGGTCTGCTTTTTGGGATCTGGTCATGATTTCGCTCCTTATTCTTCAACTTTTCTTGTTAAGAAATAAAATATGGGTGTATCCAATGCTGCTATCATTAATTTAACTACATACTGACTGACTACCATTATCCATAAATTTGGGACTAATCCCCAGAATGCTATTGTAATAAATATACTGGTATCAATTAGCTGACTGGTCATTGTAGATAAATTATTTCTCAACCATTTCTTTTTAACACCCGTCTTTTCTTTAATCAAATGGAACATCCAAACATCCCAGTGTTGACTAATAAAATAAGCTACCATTGAGGCCAGTACTATTCTGATATTACTTCCTAACAATACTACATAAGCATCTTGAGTTGCTTGTGCGAAAGGTGCCACTGGAAGGTATCTAGTTAATAGAATCATTAATGCTGCAAATATGGTTGCAATAAAACCTATTCTAACAATTTTAATAGCCTCATCTTTACCATAAAGTTCTGATAATAAATCAGTACAAAGAAAGGTTATTGCATACAACAAGACTGCCCCTGGAATTACTAAAGGTCCTATCATGAGAATCTTTCCAGCCACTACATTTGAGATAACTAATGAAGTAATAAAAATTGCTTCTATCAGTTGTTTTTTAACGTGTTTCATACGTTTCATAAAATACTCCTAATATATTTTTTCAGCCTTCTAAGAAAGCTGTTTATCTTTATACCATTTTAATTGATATCCTATTCCTAAACCTTTAAGAGGTGCTATACCTTTTAATTTTAACATTAAATATTTTCTATACTTAACTCCACAATGCCAATAAAATTCTTCTCTTGTGAGACCTAATTTATTTATCTGTTGATATACTTTATAGCTCCATTGTTTACATTCTTTAATTTTTTTACTGCTAAGATCTACATTGTAAGGTTCTATAATATCAGTTAATTTTAATAATCCATATTTTCCTGATAAAATATAAACCTGATCATAATTTTTCTTAGAATATTCCATAGCTTTTTTATATAATTCACTTTGATACATTTTTTCAGCAGGGCATTTATAATTAAGTTTTAATCCACTGCAAGAAACCATCCCTATTTTCATAAATTCGTTTCCGCATATTTTTGAAATTTTACCCATGTTTGGAAATTATATAAATTTAATGTTTTAATGTTTTTAACTCTTTTATTATCTGGTTTCCATTGTTTGCTATATTTATTATCTTCAAAAATACATA